ACTACAACAAGATGACCAGGGCCGAACAGGAGCTCGTGAACAAGATCTACCCGAACGATCACAAGCCTACGCCGGTTCCGACCGAATATCACAAGGTTAGTGAACTGAACTACGAACAGCTCGGAATTCCGAAGGAACTGTTTACGAAGGCTTACAGGGTGTTCAAGAAGTGTAAGTGCTTCTAACCTCGACGATGAGAAAATCCGGAATGTCGTGAGATATACCGTGATTTTTTTTTATCTAATTTTTTGGTTTACAAGTAAATACGATTTTTCTATATTATAAGTATAATCAAAGAGGTTAACATGAAAAAAGAAGATATTGTAATTGTCGAACTCAACAACCGCAAGTCCATCGAAGATCTTAACTCTGCTGCAACTATCGAAGGTCTCGAACTCAATTCGATTCCGACGTATGTAGAGCTCATCGAACAGCTCGGTGGCAAGTTCAAGAAGAAGGACGGTGAAAAGCTTAACGTCTATGTTACGTCTGGTGCACAGATGAATAAGTCTTTCCGTCTGAAGGGAAGCAATGCCTATCCTGATGACTTGCACATCGTGTCCATCAAGCTCGAAGACTTTGACTGTGACAACGACTTCTATCTCAAGAGAATCCAGTTTGGGATCCGCTGGATGGATGACATCATTGACAATAACCGCTGGCACAATCGAGGCAAGTAGTCTCTCGTAGACCGACGTCGGGCTCGACGAAGAGCCCTTCCGGGCTACAGTTTCGGCGACGTATTCGGCGACGTTTTTACCCCAAAATGTCAAGGTTTACGTCGCCTTTTTCGACATTATATATGCCCAGATCTGGTGCCCCCGGGGGGCCTACGGTGACGCCCCGATACGAAAAACTGACTGACTGTTCAAAAAAAGTATTAAGTCTGCTATAGGTATAGGTAGGCCCTATCTATCAAATATGTGCGCCTATTGGCCAAAGTCTGCGCGTCTCGAGGCGATCCTCCGAAAAAAATTTTCCAAAAATTTTTCAGGCGGTCCAGGTTATATGGCTAGTTCTCCGAAAAAATTTTCCAAAAATTTTTCAGGCGGTCCAGGTTATATGGCTAGTTCTCCGAAAAAATTTTCCAAAAATTTTTTAGCGGTCCAGGTCCAGAACAGGCGGTCCAGACTGAAATAGTCCAGTTTTAAAAAATTTTTTCCAAAATTTTTCCTACAGGCCAAATTTGGCGGGCGAAGTTGCCGTTAAGGTCAAAATCTGGGATTTCCCTTGAAAAATCTAAATACGTGCCTGTTCAAAAAATTTTTTCCAAAATTTTTCATCCCTGGGAAAATTTTAGGGCTTTACGTAATATATTCTATTTGCTATATTGTAGATTGGACTATGATATATGAAATATGAAGATTTGAAATATTTGTTGAAGACATACGGATATAATCCTGTAGGCCGGGAAGACGGTGACGTTATAGCCATGGATAATGGGAGAGTACGGGTGATATTTCATAGAATGCCTGGATATTGCAATGCCTATAGGCTGGTATGTTGTCTGCCTGGGAAGAAATACGATGTATTGGCTACGTCTAACCGGGGCATATACACTATGAATCCTGACTGTTATTTCTGTCCATTGCAAGAACTTGTGAAAGTTTTGACCGGTGATCCTACTAAGATTGTGAAGAAATTCAAGGATTTATATATGAATTCGCTGCTGGACGAGGTATTGGGATGAAATTCGACGAATGTGCGAAACGGTTGGCCGATCATGGTTACGAGCTTATACGTTCCAGTTCCGAGGGTGTCACGATGACGAACGGTATCGTGAAGGTTACGTTTTATAATACGAAAACCAGTTATGGGCGCGGTACTGATTTCGTACAGCGGATGTATACTTATATGGGGCTTTCCGGTGAATGGGACGACTATCTGGCTCAGGACGAGGACAATACGATAATTCCCGGGTGTCCGCAGGTCAGTATAGACGAACAGGTTAGGATATTGACGGGTTCGCCTACCGAGATAGTGAAGAAATTCAGGGATTTATACTTGGAATCCGTGTTGGACAATGTGTTGGTATGACGTTTTCTGAAATATCTAAGAAGCTTATGGATTTGGGCTATAGGAAGCCGAAGGGCGATTATACTTACGATGACCGCAAATACGCTACTTTTTCTCGTAATACTTACAGTGTTACGGTATTCATGGACAACGACTTCAAGGTATTGAACTTGTCTTTTCAGTATGTAGGCAGGAAGTACGACTTTATACGTCTTGTGACCACGAGCGACATGGCGAGTTTAAGGATTATGTCCGACGAGGAGTTCATGGATATTATTTCCAGGATAGACATAAGAAAAATGTCGAAATATCCGGTAGACCGTATGATTGTCGTTCTGAGGAACATAACGAACGAGAGGGCTATTGAAAGGCTATGATGGGACGATACGACAACTGGGTTAACTGCAAGGACGACCTTCTGGCTTCGGGTTACATGATGACACAATCCCATGAGGTCCTATACGGTAAACTGTATTCAGATACCTTTGCAAAGGGGAAACATCTGAATATTATATTGAATTACGGGCCGGGCTGGTGCGACATGGTATGCCAGATTAACTACAGCGGGAAACAGGAATCTGACTGCTGGAGGGATTTGGCTGGTACTATGCCTAATGCCTACGAGGTTACGAAGTCCGAAATTCCGCTGGTGGACAGAGATAAATTTATGGAAGTCGTATGTCGGTACGAATACGAGCAGCTTGAGGCAGAATTCAAGAAAATCGAGATTGAGAGTATGTTGGAGGCGCTTCCATGAGCAAGTATGACGATTATGTAACATGTGAACAGTTGTTATTGGTTTCCGGGTTCAGGCTGGACGTTAAGCGCGAGATTCTTCCGAAGACGTTGTTTAGCAACCGGTACATGAAGGATGACAATATCGCCGTAACTATGCACTTTGCCCCAGATAAGAACTATTGCGATATGACATTGGGAATCAACTATTCTGGGGAGAAGAACGGATGGGAACTTATTGCGAGCACGTTCGTTAACAAGGGCGATAGGTTTCCGTTCAACGTAGACAAGGAAGCTTTCCTGAGGGTTGTCTGCAATTTTCCCTATACCGAGATAGAAAAGGAATTCCGGAAGATGGAAATCGAGAATACGCTGAGGGTTTTATGAATGTTATAGAATGTATAGACACACTTATTGCCGGAAAGTTCATGTTGGGCGATACCTGCAGGCTGAACGAGGTAGTTTCAACGATTACTTTCGACAGGGACGACTTGCGGGTTCGTATGTATTACGGAAACGAAGCCCCATACATGGGCAAGGTCGAGCTGTTGCTTTTCGACATGGGTAATGAATGGTATACTGACGTGGCGGCTACTTTCGATAAGCGTGATTGTCCGTACAAGAACGTCGATAAGAAGAAATTTCTGGATATTGTCTGCAATACGACGAGCAAAGGCGATATGCTGAAGAAATTCCATAATTACGAAATGGACAGAACACTGGAGGTATTATGAGTGTTCGCCCTATGGATAAAATTACCGAGTATCTTCTGACACGCGGCTATAAATTCGAAAAACGCGATACGAACTGGGTTGACATCATAGACGAGAAGCGAGGTATCGGTATCGGTGTCGACTATTACAAAAACGAGACGTTTTTCAACTGTTTCGTGAAGAGCGGCAAGAATAAGGAGAAGAACGGATGGGAACTTATCGCGAGCACGACAAAAGGCTCAAATGTCAGGAGCAAGCCTATAGAGTATGTCGACAAGAAGGTTTTTATCGATATTGTGAGCGACATAAACAGCACGGCGGCTGATATGTTGAAGAAGTTTAACGACTATGACATTGAAAGAACATTGGAAACCTTGGATGAATGAAACTAGATTTAAAATATTAGCTGAAGAATTCCAGAAGAGAGGCTATGCCGTTTCGGCAGAACATCTGGTATTTCATTTGAAGTGTCATACGATACACCGCGATGACATTGTTGCCGACATATATCTTGACTATAACACGAACGAGCTGCGGGATATAAATGTATACCGACAGGGTGAAAAGTTTAAGCACACCTATATCGCTTCGACTACGGAAACTTTGTGCGAACGTCCCGAGTATAATAGACTAAGGTTAAACGATATTCTTGATATTCTTTTGAAAGCCGAGAATAAGGATATGGAAAAGGAATTTTACAGGCTGGTCATGAACAAGACGTTAGAGGTTCTCGATGGCGCAGGTTAGTTTTAAAATGAATTACATGGATGGTTTGGATATAAAGTCAGTAATACATAATCTTGAAATGGTTGGTTATGCCTATTACGATGCCAAACTAATTTATAACGGTTTGCGAGCGCACCATTTTTATAATGACGTATTTGTCCTTCATATATATTCGGATAAAGAAGGAGCCGTAAATTCAATCTCAGTTCGTAAATTTTCTATCGAAGGCGACAAAGATTCCAAGCAAGAAGAAATATGCACTACAAACAAGCTTGACAATGGTATATTTATTATTGAGGATGTTCCTATTGAAGGAGTTCTTGAAATTCTTTATACTACGCCGAATGATGAAATCATCGAGGAATTACGTAAGCTTTCAGTAGAGAAAATATTGGAACCTTTAAATGGCTGATAATAAAGAAATAACTGCATATACAATTATGAACAAGCTTTGCGAGCTTGATTATAAAAGTGTACTCTGTTGTAATGATAGACACTGTTATAGGAAAGATCCGTATAGGGTTATTGTTATTCACGAACCTGTTTTTCTATGTGATGACACACTTCCGGCACTTGAAATTTTTTGTGGTGAACAAAAACTAGTTACATCCTATACTGAGTCTAACAATATTTTGTTTCCGAAAATGCCAATAGAAGTATTGTATAAAATCATAGAATCAGGTGACGACTTGCTTACAGGTGTCAGAGAATATTTTGTAGATAAGGATTTGGAGGTTCTCGATGATTGACTTGAAACTTATCGAAAAATATTTACTGAAAGCTGGATTTGTAAAGGATCCAAAAGATTATGGAACTTCGCATAATGGTGCTCACGGTTATTATTATTTCAAGTATTATAAGCGTTGCGGTGAAGTATGGGTTATGAAGACTTACGACAATGACGAAATTTATATTGGATGTTTAATACGTGATGAAGAAGCCGAGAAGCCTATAATGACAGTAGCATGTAGTTATGATGGCGGTCGATGGATTGTGATAAATATGGATCTGCGGTTATTGCTCGTGAAGATATGCCGAAATGAACCGGAAACCTGGATTAAGGTATTCTCAGAATATGGTGCAAATGACATTTTGAAGGTATTAGATGATTGATAAACTTATAAACTATGCGGCAATTATTCAAGATTTCGGTTTTGAATTTGAAGGAAAATCCGGTAATATAAGAGATGTCATTTTTTATAAGTATAGAAAAGGCCGAGTATATGCGACATTTACTATTATGACATATGATGACGCTATACAATTTTGGAAAAAACATACTTCTATTTATCTAACTTGTTATCTCGATACTACACGGGTTGCTTCTTCAATGTATTTAAGAGACGATACTTGTATGTTTGACCAATTTACAATAGAAGATATTATCGACGTTATTATAAAGTATAGTGATGCTGATATTATTCGTGGATTTCAGGGCAAGCTTTTGGATAAAGACTTAGAGGTTCTCGATGGATGAGAAACATAGGATAATCAACGTTCCGAAGAAGATAAGATATTACATGGAACAGCTTGAAAAAGCTGGTTATATTTGCGATCCCTGGAAAAATAGTTTTGGTAAAAATACGGTAACTTTTCGTTATCGTTTCGAACATATAGTTGTCGGAATTCATTATGATTATGATTTTGATAAATGCGATATGTTCTGTACTGTTCAAGATCCGAGGACTATGGTGTGGGGTTATCATGCAAGTACATTCAAATGTCGAAATGGTGATGTACAGAATGTTAACAAAAGGGCATTTCTTCGAATAGTGAAATGTGGTAACCCGGATAAGATTGTAATGGAATTTAACAAGTATGATATGAAGTCCACCTTGGAGGTTCTGGATGGGTAGACTGTCATTTAAACATTGCTACAAGAAGCTCTTTCATTATAACTTTGTATGTACTGACCATGTGTATAAAGACTTTTTCCATACTGTTTTCTTTAAAAAAGACAATATAGAGGTCGTTGCATATTCATCTGATAATACCGTTCATAGTCTTGCCTGTATAATAGACGGTGTAGATGTCGCTTATACATTAGGCGGTCCAAGGCCTTATAATTTGATTTATCGATGTTATATGTTTTCCGGTTTTAAATTCGAGCATTTTCTTGATGCGGTATGTGCCGGTAAAAATACGGAAGTAATGGAAGCATTCAGAAAACGAGACGTGTTAAATACTCTAAACATATTATAAGGGTTGACATATTTCATGATATTAACTATATTATGAAATATGTTATTTTCTTATGCCATTAAAACTTTGGAGAAACGCGGTTATACTATTATAAAATATTATAGTAGCGGTACTTGTTCTTTGCTTCAAAATGGCAATATAAGAATTGTTATCCATAGACCAACAACGAATGATGCTGTTAATTCAATAACATGTTACGATAGTTCATCCGGTCAAAATCTTTGCATCGCATCGACTGAAAAAGCTTTAAATGTAAAGGTACAGTGGGCATACGGAATGACAGTCGAAAAGATGATGGAAATATTGGATAACGAATCACATAAAATTATTCCGAAATTTGTTCAATATAAAATGATGCAGGATTTAGACAAGCTGGCAGGTTAATATGAAAGTTAATAAATGTAAAATTATGTTACATAATGCCGGTTATGAATTGTTTTATGCAGAAGACCCGGGCACTTACCGATTTAGGAATACACCGTTCAAAGTTACTGTAAAGTATAATGAGAGCGGTAATGTAACTAAGATAGTATGCTTTGATGAATCTAAAAGTGTCGAAGGCGAAAGATTTTTAATAACGACATCTATTGCAAGACGTGATTTCTTATTACATAACGTTCCTATTGAAGAAGCATTAAAGATAATGTGCGGAAACCATGACGCTATCTTACCGAAAATTAAAAACTACCAGAACTTACAGGCAATAGAAAATTTATGATGGATGTATTTGTTAATATACGTTTTGACGAAAATGACCACGGATTCGGTTTTTGTTTACAGGACATAACGGCTGTGTTATTACAGCATGGATTTAGTTATGACCGTAAAAAGATATTGTCAAGAGACATAGCATGTTTACTTCGTGATACAGTAGAAGTATATATAAGCTTTCATGGAAAAGAACACTATGTTGATACTTTAGCCTGTTATATAAATCATGAATTCATCGCTACGACAATGCCGAATTATTATGTCGGAACACCTATAAACTATTTGTTTTATGAGGTCAACCCGCTATTATTTACAAAGGCGGTCTGTGAACCGCCTGATAAAATAATTAGTGCATTTCAAGAACAGCAAGCTAATGCGATATTAGATAAACTTGATTAGGTTTCAGTAATACCGATAGCTTTGATAAGTTCTTGCGGAACTACCGCAAGGAACTGTTCTTTTTCGACGTCTGTGAGATTCTTGAAATCCGTACGTGCAAATCCCTTGAATACGATGTCTGCCATGAGATTTTTCGTAATTGTGTCGAGCTCGCCTGGGGAAACTGTAAATGTTTCTACTTCGTTACGTCCCTTAACTACAGATTCCATTTCATGGAACTTGTAAAGGGTTACGAGCTGCATGAGCCAACAAGGATCGTATTCAGCGAAGAAATCCCATACAAAGCCTGGAAGAATTTCGGGCCACGGAGATTCACAAAGAAGTTCAGCTTGTTCACGCATCATGTTCGGGTGGAGAAGGCTGTGGCTGAGTTTTATGTCTCTCAAATCTTCTTTGGAAAGTTTCTTCTTGAAAGTCTTTGTATTGTATTCCATACCTTGAGCATGACGGACCTTAAAGGCTTTCTTTCTCAAACGGGAAATTGATTTCTGTTTTGCACGACGCTTGATGGCGGCTTTCTTCTGACCTTTCTTACGGTTGATTCTTTCTTTATTTGTAATGAATACTTCTTTTGGCTGACCAGATTTTCTGTCAATCTGGACACGGTATTTTCCTTTACGAGTAGTTACCCATTTAACCACGCGCTTACCGTTACGGATAACGAACTTCTTCTTGAGGGCTTCGTCAAGAATCTGAGAATTCTCTTCTGAAGGATTCTCAAGGTATTGTTCGTTGTTCTGTGTGTACTCAAAGAAATTCATTATTATTCCTCCGGTCGGCCAATTTCAAGACCCAACCTTTTAGCTTTGTTTTTGCCCTTTTCAATACGTTTCTTTATCTGACCCATCTTGGCGTTACGTTTCATCTGACCTGCTTTTTGACCGCGTTTCCTGTTGGCTATTTCCTTTCCAGACATCTTTACTTCAACACCGTCTTTCATCTTGTAGCCTTCCTTGTCGGAAACATACTTGGTTTCCTTCTTACCGTCGCGAACACGAATATCCTTATGCTTCTCGTTAAGAAGCTTATCGTCGTCCAGGGTGAACGGTTCGAGATGGTCTTCTACGTATTGTATAAAATCAGAAAGTTTACTCATACTATATTTATAATCTCAATAATTTACTATATTTACATTTATGGACGATTTAGTATCAATAGAAGAAGGCACAAAAGACTACGAAATGCTTCAGAATAGAAATTTGATTTCCGGCGCTATCGAATATATCAAAAATTTCGGTAGAGAAGAAGAATCGGTAACGAAAAGATTTGATCCTAACAAGGATGAATATGAAATCTTCGAAGAATTGTCTAATCTGAATAAACCATCAACGGCAGAACTAGAATGGCTTGAATCTTTTACAAGGAAAAGAGTAGAAGAAGCTGCTACAGAATATGGCGTTGGACTCACAGAAGCTGAACATGCTCTCGCACAGCTTGTAGAACAGCTTTCTCAAATGAAAGCCCGTGAATACATGGCATTGGATAAGTATGAACAGAACAGGTTTTTACTTCTGGTCATTGTCGGTATTTACATCCAGATGAAATCTGGTCTTGGTTTTATATTCACGTTTGACGGAAGTGATGACTATTTCTTACAGTTCTTTACTCCGCGACAGGACTATGTTTTTGCTCTTCGTTTCAAGACCAGATATAAGTTCTCTTGGAAGAATATCGAATATACTCTTTATGCGAAGTCATTTACAGATTCCTATACGAAGGATTTTACAGACCCGACAAGTTATGACTGGCTCGGTCTCGGCAAGTATCTTTCCGATTTGTTCCTTGAAATGCGTAAGGAAATTGTTGGAATTTTGACAACACATTTGAATGCTGTCCAGCATGAATGTCATGATTTGAATGAACTTACGGATCTTATCGATACTGCTGACCATTACCGTAAAAGGTGTTTTGATGAAAATCTGAAAACCAACCGTGAACGTTTTAACAAGAAAACGTTTACTCAAGCGGATGACCTGATTGTAAAAATTAATTTCTTCAAACAGGGTCTCGGCGAGCTCGGTTATTATATCATGGACGGTGAAAACATTACAAAATATGTTCCGGGTATGAACGACGACGTAAAGATTTCGACTCTCGGTTTCGGTGTTCAGTATACTGTAATTCCGTCGCTTTACAATAGCCTACGTGAAATTTCGTTTGTAGTAATCGGAAACATGTTTGCAATCTGTTATTCCGGATTAACTCTGAAAACGAATGCGTTATTCGGTCTTGAAACTCTCTGGAAATTGGATATGGGAAAGCTTGTCCAGGATTTTGAACCATTTTTCCAGAAGTATAAGATGAATCAGGAAAAAATCAACCAGCTGATGGATATAGAATTTTTCATGTAAAAAGGGTTTACAAAAAGTAATATATATTGTATATTATTGTGAGGTGACCTTATGAAAGTTGAATATTTACAGCCAGAAGATGTAGAGCCGAAATTAAAAGGCTTGCAGGATTATGTCCTGGTTTTAGATAATAATCCTGCAGTTATGGGCTGTATTCTTTGTTCATTGCAACCGAACGACAAGTCATTGACTCATGACCTTGACAGGTATATGCTGGATTTTTGGCAAGGAACTCATCGTACTCTTTATTCTACATTTTGTATAGCATGTAAAGAACCGTCAATGATTATTCACGGTAACGGACATGGAAAACGTGTTTATGAAAAGGATAATCATTTTTGGCTCGAAGATATAAACATTGACGAATATTATGATACAATTCGACAGCGTGTCGATAATTTAAAGCTAAACGAAGTGTTTGATCAACTATAATGAAGTTTGATTTTAAAAATCCATTAGATGCACCGATGATATTTGACTATTGGGCAAGCAGGTTAAATGATGTATTTAACAATCAAATGCGTTTTAACGTATATAGAGGTCCAGGTGGCGATTATATTTTATGGATGACTTCTGACGCATGTCCAATGCCCGGCGATTATACATATTGTCGTTATAAAAAATTTGAAAAGCGTGAAGAAATGAGGCAATGTATAGACTCACTTCTTAGTGATGAAAAATTTAGATATAAGTTCTATAAAGATTTTATTGACGATTATCATAGGATTATAATAGAAGAACTATGAATTACTCTGAAATGATGCAACTGGCGGATGAGTTTAATGCTCACGAACCGACAGAGCTAGTTATGCAATATCGTTATTGGGAAGATGATCCTGGTAAACGAATGCTTATTATGCCTGCAGATTCTGCCAGCGATAAGTTTATGGTTAAAAATAAAGGTATTTATGCCCGATATGTTTATTCAAACGACCATACAGATGAAGAAGTTATTAAAGCGCTCATAGCAGATAAATTTAAATTTTACCATGAGTTTTGTGATATGTACCTTGAAAGCATAATTGATACGGATGGCGGACTAAATGACACCGATGGAAACGATTAAATCTATTTTGGAAGTTGCAAAAGAAAAAGGTTTTGTAGGTGAAATCGATGTAGAACCTAAAACTGAGATTCATATTAATTATTTAAGAATGCCGTTGAAAGGTTCGGGCATACTTAATTTAAAATATCACATAATGCAACAAGACCCAAATGGTCCTATAATATGCAATGTATGGCTTCATTTTATATCTAACACTATACTTTATGATAGACCGTTGGCTTCTTTATATAACGGGCATGTGAATAGAAATCTCGGACCGAAAGTTTTTACAGATTTGATTAGAAATATCGACATGATAAAGGACCATCTGGATTGTGGATCTGACGATGAAGACATCGCTATTGAGAAGTGGATAAATAACTCCACTTTTGAGGTGTTGGAAGGATAAACTTTTTACTATATTTTAATTGGAGAATTTTATGAACCATATTGAACTGCATGACCAAGAAATAGAACTCGTTATGGAGAACTGTGAAAGTATCAAAGTTGACATGTGGGCCATAAAGACTCTCAGATTCGATACAATCTGTGACAGGTATACTTGGGATGAAAATCATAAAGATTTCTTGCATTCGACAATTATCGATAACGTGAAAATGGTTTTTGACATTCGCGAGTGGAAACACTTCCACCATACTCCGCGACTAATTGATTCTGCGACCTTGAAAGAGGATGGTGAGAAATGTATAGACCGTCTTAGGTATTGTGACGATATAACGCACATATACATCAACGGGAAGTCATTTAGCATACCATGGCACCAGGAAGAAGCAGGTCGAGACAGCTTTGATATTCCTTGGTATAAGAATGCCTGGCAGAAAAATACTGAATCTACGAATTCGATTGACGGTCACCCGCTTCTAACTATTGAGATTAGGCGTCAAGACAAGAAATGATTGCAATAGCAAATACAGTTGTAAATCCGCTTAACGAATTTAAGGAACGTTTTAATGCATACAGATGTTCCGAGATAATGTGTCCTTTTCTTGACGATAAGGATCATACACTGTTTTGTAATGTAATTATAAACAGAAAAGATGTTGTAGTACGTGTCTATCTCAAGATTATGATGCATTTGGATAACAGGTTTACTGTGCAGGTATCTAATGGCGCTGTACCTCTTTATTGTAGGGGTTGTACAAAAATAGAAACGCTTGAACATATCGACCATTTTATGGAGACAGTCGACAATATTGCCAGTAAAATTGGATTACCAGAATTTTGCAAATACTGGGAAGACTTAGGAGCTGTAGAAAAATTATGATGGTAAAAGGTGTTGATTATTCTGCTACTGAATTGCGAGAGATGATTCGACGCTATCTTGTCGATCTCGGCTATGTGCCGCAAGGTAATTGGTATTTCTTGAAAGGCGAAGCCGACGTCGGTGTTCGCGTAAACCCGTCATGTTCTTATGGGTTTAATCCGACTACAATGATGGGTGACGAATATGTAATGCTTCATCTTAATGCGATAATCAACACCAGTGGTTCAGGAATCATCGGTTATAAGGTTGATTCAGCAGAAACGTTTGAAGAAATTATGGATTATCTCAAGCGAATCGCTGAAGCAAAAGATGTAAAAGAAAAGCTTATTGCGTTATATACTAATCTGGAAGATTTAATCCAAGTTGCGCAGTTATAGGCTTTGGTTCTCTGTAATCACCAGTAAAGAATTCGTAGAATATATTTCCGTAATAGGTTTCATATTCTATGGCATAGACGTCCAACTGAGCTGTCGGGTAAATATGATGGATCTGCATTTTTGTAGGTCCATTTATACTATGATGTCCGTTCTTGCACTCAGGGTGCCAGATTAGCCTATGATGTGTTGGACAGAATGAAAGGACTACGTTAGAATTTAAACGGTTTCCAAGTTCTTTCGGAATAATGTGATGATATTCAATTTCATTCCTATTGGTCGTGTGGTAAGTGCATCCAGGCCAATGACATTTGTAAACGATTTCCATATTGTATATATTAAAAAACCGACTATAAAATAGTCGGTTTTCTAAATTTTGTCTAACTGAATTAGCCTTCAATAGCTTCGATACCGCAGCCGAGACCCTGAATGGTTTCAACAGCCTTAGCAATCCACTTCGGAGTACCAGTGATGGAAACCTGGTTGGAGTCAGCGTCGATTTCGTAGGTAACTTCAGAAAGGTCGGTAAGAGCAACTTCGGCGATGTCAGTATCTTCAACAGCGAAGACCTTGGTTTCACGCTGAGAGCGGTTAACCGGTTCCTTAGCAGCGACGTCAACAACGAGGTCGGCAGTCTTCGGATGAGCAGCAAGAGCTTCAGAAGCCTTAGCAATAGCGTTGGCAGTACCAACGATGCTGATGGAAGAACCATCTTCTGCAACAGTGGCATTAACACCAGCCTTAGCGAGGATAGCCTTGACGAGAGCCGGGTTGCCTTCGTAAGCAGAAAGGTCGATAGTTGCAGCACCCTGATTACGACGACGAGGAGCGACTTCACCGGCGGACATAGCGTCAATCTTCATTTCGCACTGAGCAATCTTACCAGCAATCTTGGCAGCATCAGCACCCTTCATGCCGCGAACCATTTCGAGACGGTTACGGAGGGCTTCGATACCAGCTTCAGAGGTAGAACCAGAGCGGCAGGAATTGAGAAGACAGTCAACACAACGTTCTACGTTACCGGCTTCATAAGCCTGAGTGAAGTTACCACCCTTGTCGGCACGGGCACCGTTACCCTTATTCTTCTTCTGGATGAGGGTAATGTCATCATTTTCAGCAGCTTCGAGATAACCGTCGTCTTCGAAAGCCTTGAGGATGTCAAGGTCATCACCGTCGATTTCATCTTCCTTAGCCTTCAAAGCGTTGTAGGCGTTGATGTAGGCCTGAGCGTTAGCCATGCTTCCGCTTGCACCTGGACGGGACTTCTTGGAGTCCATAGACTTCTTGGCACGGAGAAGAGCCTTACCTTCTTCGGTCTTCGGGGCGTTCATAGCCATTTCAGTGAGAAGGTCATTCTTGGCGCTTTCAAGAATAGCGGCAACTTCATCGAGAACTGTCGGCTTCTTAACAGTATAGCCGATAGACTGTAGAATTGTTTTTGCTTCAAATAAGTTCATTGTAATCTCCTTATAATAATTATTATAACTTATATCTTATTTATAGAACTTTTAGAATTATTCCTGTCATATTTATAAATAATAAAAAGATTTTAGGAGTAACTATGATATTATTTGAAAATAAGGAAGAAACTTTCGGATTGGCTGATATTGACTCCGATTACGAAATGCTTTTGGCCGAAGATCTGGAAGTTAGCGAACCTGTTGCTAAGCTCCATTTCAATGAGGACCGCCAGTTTGACGGAATTTTACCGATTGAACTCAAAGTTGACTGTAAATTGCCAGAAGTTGAGCAAAAATTCGTAACTGTTCAGTACACAGCTACCGAAATTGACAATAATTTTAATATTTCAATGCTCGACGACAAGGATTACGAAGCCGATGAAACTGATGACGGATTTGTTGTTTCTGTTACAAACCTTTTCAAGCTATCCAAGAAACTCAAGGCTAAGTTTACTCGTTCCGTTATCTATCCGTTCGATAACACTAGTAAAAACGATAAGGTCAATAAGTTCCTCGAAAACCCTAAAAAGTCTCTTTTTGACAAAATTAGGGAATATGTAAAGGAACTCGTCTATTCTGTCGATGAATATAAGTCAATCTTCAACCGTCAGTCTGCTCGTAATCAGGCTACTCGTGAAGAAAAGAAGAAAAAGGCAGAAGATGAATGGCGTGCAGGTCGTAATAATCTGGAAATTCTCCGCGATGAGATTAAGCAGAATCCAAACGTCATCAGTGCTGAAATTACCGAACGTCCGACCAAGGGTATCTTTACCAAGTTCTTGCGTGTTATTTTCAAAGGTCGTAAGATTTTCGACATTAAGAGTAATAATGCATGCACTTCGTTCATGGTTCAGCGTTTTGGCGATATGTTCAACAGCTTTAAGACTTATAACTATAAGCTTATTAAGGACTGGATTATGAACCGCTATAACGGTGAAGTTGAAAGGGAAATGCTCAAGAACATGTCTAACCGTGAACGCGCGGAATATAATGCTAGAAAACGTATGTCTCAGCCTAAGAATGATGACTGGGATGACGATAATGACGACGATAAGTTCGATACCTCCTGGCTTGACGACGAAGACGAAAAGCTCCAGGCATCTCGTTAATAAAAATTCAAATAATAAAAACCCAGGTATTGCTACCTGGGTTTTTCCGTTCATATAACAAAAATTACATCATCGGCATTCCGTCGATTGTCGGAGCACCTGCGTGGCAGGAGCAAGAATCCTTTTCAGGCTTCTCACAGATAACACATTCGGTAGTGATAACCATGGAAGCGACAGAAGAAGCATTCTTAAGAGCCGTAACCGTAACGATAGCCGGGTCAATAACACCGGAATCAACAAGATTTTCATAAACGTCAGTTTTAGCGTTATAACCTTCGTTACCGGAAAGTTCCTTGACCTTGTTAACGATAACGTCAGCAGACTTACCAGCATTCTGGGCAATCTGACGGAGTGGTTCTTCAACTGCACGACGGATAATATTTACACCAGTCTTCTGGTCAGCTGTTTCAACCTTGAGATTGTCAAGAACAGCCTGGGCACGGATGAGAGCGACACCACCACCAGGAACAATACCGCCAAGAGCAGCAGCCTTAGTAGCATGGAGAGCGTCATCAACACGGTCCTTCTTTTCTTTCATTTCAACTTCAGTAGCAGCACCGACCTTGATAACTGCGACACCGCCAGAAAGACGTGCTACACGTTCGGCAATCTTGCTACGTTCATAATCAGATTCAGTTTCAAGACCGAGATTCTTGAGGCCTGCAACGTGAGCCTTAATTGCTTCAGTATCGCCAGCACCTTCGATAATGGTAGTAGAATCCTTGGTAATCTTGACAGTCTTTGCAGAACCGAGATAAGAAGGATCGATTTCTTCGAGCTTAACACCGATTTCATCGCTAACCAAGGTACCACCAGTAAGAACTGCAATATCCTTGAGGTTGTTAATACGGGAATCACCATAACCAGGAGCCTTAACAGCAGCAACCTTGATAGTTCCGCGCATCTTATTGATAACGAGAGCTGCGAGAGCTTCACCATCAACATCTTCAGCGATAATGAGAAGCGGTTTGTTATTCTGGGCACAGAATTCGAGAGTCGGAACGAGTTCCTTCATGGTAGAAATCTTGTGGCCGTACATAAGGATGACCGGATTTTCAAGAACACAGGACATATTTTCTTCTGTGGAGAAATACGGAGAAAGATAGCCGTTACCGAACTGCATACCTTCAACAACATCGAGAACTGTGTCAGCGGTACGAGATTCTTCAATAGTAATAACACCATCGTTTCCGACCTTTTCCATAGCGTCAGCAAGAAGATTACCAATTTCTTCATCACCGTTAGCGGAAATGGTACCGACCTGAGCAATAGCCTTCTTGTCAGTGACCTTGATGGCATTCTTTTCGACTTCATTAATAATCGCGTCTACGGCTACGTCCATGCCCTTTTTAAGTTCAATCGGGTTTGCACCAGCGGTAACGTTTTTAAGGCCTTCACGAGCGATTGCGAGCGAAAGAATGGATGAAGTTGTCGTGCCATCTCCGGCAATCTCATTGGTCTTGGATGCAACGTCCTTAACGAGCTGTGCGCCCTGATTTTCGAACGGATCCGGCAAGTCAATAGAACGAGCAACAGACACACCGTCCTTAGTCACAACCGGACGAGCACCAGTTGCAATCATAACGTTTCGACCAGCAGGACCGAGCGTAGTAGCAACGGCCTTGGTCAACTTACTAATACCATTCAGAAGCTTTTCACGTGCTTCTGTATCGAATTTCATTTCCTTTGACATTTATTTTCCTCTTATTAATTCTTTTCGACAAGCGTAGTATCAAACTGAACTGTAACCTTCTTACCGGTTTCCGGGTCGATAGCCTTATACTTCAGAAGAGAACTGAGGTTGGTATCGAGATCCTTATCAAGTTCCTTGATAAAGGAAAGATTATATTCAGTAGACCAAGTACCATCCTTGGCTTCCTTACGAGTAGTATCGATATGGTCGAGACGAGCATCGAAAACATACTGGTCAAAAGTCATTTCGTACTTCATACGATAATCAGCGAGCGGAATAGAAGCCTTGAGCCAGACATCCTGTGTAGCATTGGAAGCGAAGAGGCTCATCAAGTCAATCTGACCACGGAACTGCTGTGGGAATGTACGAATTGATGAATCTTCCGTAACCTTAAGCTGGAAAGAAACGATAACTGCTTCCTTCTTGATAATCGGCTGAAACTTTGTCATTACTGCTTTGAACTTAATATCGCTCATTATTTATTACTCCTTTTGGGTATCTTCTGTTGTAGTTTCTTCTTTTTTAGTATTGTCCTGGACCCAGGTATTCAATGCGAAATTATCCATTTCGTAACTTTCTTCTTCAGTAATTACACCATCACGCAACATTGCCGTAACTGCATTGTAATAGGCAATTTCACGACCGGTCTTTTTGCTGAAGTTGTCCTTATAAGAACAATAAGCATAACCCTTATATACACAGGCTGTATTTACACGATCTTTCATTTCGTCGATAGCAACGACGGTATTGTGTTCCTTCCAAATAGTAGTAACCTTGCGGTGATACTCGTCTTCCTGGATTTTTGCTTTGTCTTCTGTACGATAACGAACCTTGATGATAAAAGTTCGGCCGTTTGAAAGTGTTAATCTCATAGAATATTCCTTTTTAATTTTGCAAATAAATATAGCTAATGTTAAAAAACATTAGCCATACAGTGATAGATTTTTTCTGGATTTTTAAATAATATTCGGGGACTTACTATCGAAAATGCAAAGCATTTCGTTAATGTGACCGTCGGATTCCAACCAGCATTCGCTGTTATTGATGAAATCATACTGCCAATTAAGAACCTCGTTATACTTATCTTTTTTGCAGAGTTTCCAGAACATCGTATCTATCTCTTCGACACTGGAAGTATCATAGAACTTACATTCATTATGAATCTCGCGATACGGACTATCGTCGTTATTCTTGAAAATATCGCCGATAAATACACATCCACATGCACAAGCTTCTGTAAATCTCAAAGAAGACTTACACTTGTTGAACGGGTTGTCAACTATGGAAGCAATACTGAAATCGGCATGTACTTCCATGAACTTCCTTGGGAAGGTATGCGAGTCAGACCACGGAACATACGTAATCTTATTCTTAATCGGTTCAAAGAAGAACGGCAATGAACCAATAATGACGAAATCAATTTTGTCTTCCTTGACGTTTTTAATTACCCAATCGGTAAGTGCTGTATTCCAGTCACCCTTGTCGCCAGGCTGGCCAGGATGTCCGTTCGGGAAGTTCGGATTCTGACCCGGCTTAAGGGTAGGAATAGGAGTACGGAAATGAGTAGGACTTCCGGAATAAACTACTACCGGCTTTTTAAGATCTTCAGTAATGGGTTTCTTGCGTTCAAAGTTCCAGAGATAACGCGGGACAACATTCTTAACAACCTTAACGTTGCTATGTCCAAAAACCTTTTCAACCATCTTCTTTAAATACGGAGTAGAACAAATAACCTGGTCAACCATAGGAAGCACAGTTTTCATGACATCCATAATCTGACCGATATTGGACATGAAACCTTCATGACCCGGATTATAAGACGGAACAGCATCATCCTTTCCTTCACCAGTAAGGAATACAAGGTCATCGAATTCAGCAACAATCTTATAATTGAATCGCGATTGCAATTCCTTATAACGAGTGATAACCTGAATATCAACCGGATTAATCGGTCGCTGGAAAACAAGAGCCTTTGCACGAGCGAGATAACCTGGGTCAAATGTCGGGAACGGCAGAACTACAGGATATACTCCCATATTATGACCATTAATGTATTCACAATTATATCTGAGCCTTACATGGCTACAACCAGAATTATCTTTACAAAAAATTAAGGCAATGTTTTTTCCATCTGAGTTTTCAGTATGAGCATTTAACATTATTCTTCTTCACCTCTATAATCATCGACCGTGTTAAGATTTTCATAAAAATCAAGACCCGGGATTTCTTTTTCTTTTCGTTCATTAAGCTGATTAATATAGAGAATAATAGCATTACTGATAAGCTGTGTTACGAAAGCAAATGCACTCGTATCTCTATCTTCATCATATCTATTTATGTAGGTGAAAAGAGTCATTAAGCATTCTTGACGGATGTCTTCAATATCTTCGCGGTCCTTAGTAGTTACGAGCTTAAAAGAAATAATACGACCGTTAATGACCTTCATAAACGCTTCACAAATTTCTTTCTTAATCATGTCAAGTTCGTAATTGTAATGACGACGTTCTTCAGGACTCAACTTCATGTACATTTCACGCAATTCCGGAATGTACTTTTCTTTCTTCGTGATAAAGTTAAGACTCGCCTGATACTGTTCTTCTGTCATCAACTTGCTAAGTTTCTTTTTAAGTTCTTTTTCTTCTTTTTCTGAAAGCTGACCTGATTCAAGTTTCTGCATGATAATCGGTCGTTCTTCTTTAGCCTTAGCGTACTTATTATTTAACTTACTGCGATAGGGACCACACCAGTTTCCGGTATCGTCAATATTTTTTCTATTGTATCGTATAATCAAATCTCGCAGATATTCATTTGATATATAACCTTCCTGTTGTTCTTTCATATTTCCTCTGCAAAAATAAAATTAAAATACAATATTAATATTGTATTTTAACATTTAAAATATAGCTTTAATTGTAAAAAAATTTTTACATTTCTTGTATTTCTTCTGAATTTTTAACGCGGAATCATACCATGAGGCATCATTCCAGCGTTCGGAATACCGCTATTTGAAAGAGTCTGGTTATTTTTATTCATTTCAGCTTCTTCTTCCTTGTAAATCTTGTTAATAACTTTTTCCAAGACTTCAACTTCTGGCCATGACCAGTCATTGGTAATCTGAAGATGAGCATATTTACAAATACGTGCGATACGTTCAAGAATACTTGGAAGCGTTACATGCGTGAAAAGATTATCATCTGTCAATGAAACTTTTACAGGAATAGTTCCGCCACAATGTGGACAATGAATTTGGAAATTTTCGTCAAAACCACAGAAATTATGCTTAATTACATTATAAAGATTATCAGAATCCAAACCAGACATATTTTCTACGAAATTGCATTTTTGTTCGTATGGAATATCGAGATTAATCCATAGAGCCATTTCTTCAATATATGTCTTTGGCTTATATAACGAATCCTTAAATTTAGGAATAGTAATCGGCAATTCTACATTATAATCGTCGAGATGAATCTTGTCAATAAACTTATTTTCAAGATACTTTATGTTAAAATCCGACAAACGTATTTCGGCCTTATAAGATTGATTACAAGATGGACATTCTTTGATGTCAAAAACATAACTGCTTCCGTTAGTAAAGCTATTGTTTCTAATCCAGAAAATAAGATAGATACGGTCTGGAAGATAAAGATCTTCCAGCTTAATGTTTTCAAGGTAAGAACATTTAAATAGAAGTTCATTACAAATTTCAGTAGCAAGTTCTGGACGATATGTCGATAAAAACTTAACGTCGAGAACTGACATGCTTCTCATTTTTATAACGGCGTCTTTATTGTAGAATAAACCCCTTGTCGGCAATTCGTTCAAAGGAATATTCCAGTAATTATATTTGTCGTATGAGTATTGTGACGGATTCATTATTTAAATTCACTCCATAACCAATTATCGTTATCATCATGAGAGGTTTCTTCAACCATCATATCAATAGTCTTATCACCATTATCTATAAGCTGAACTGTCTTACAACTGTCAAGATCAATTTCCGGCTGTAAGGTCGCATAAACACCCCAATAGAGACTGGAAACAAGGTCATCATGAGTTCCCTTTGCACCCTTGAAAACGTTCGGGGAAACTTCTTCGAAACGGGAAAGCTGAGCAATCGTATTGGCGTCATATACTTTAAGGATTCGAGAGTCGATAAGACGCTTCGTTTCCATACATGCGTCAAGTTTGGATTTCTTATCAGCACGAGTTCCGAGGCCATGCTTGTCGGTGTTAATCAAATTCGTATTTTCGAGAACATACCAGAGTTCTTCAGAAACCTGACGACCAACGTCATTGTTTTCAAGAATGTAATAGGCGTTGTTATACATCTTGGAAGTCTGGTCAATAATGCGTGCGAATTTTCCAGGAGTAACTGTATTTGACATGTAGGTACAAACCAATTCCATATCAGTTCTTCCGTTAATTTTAATAACCTGAATAGCAGCATAGTCGCCGCCAACACCGGTCGCACAGTCAACACCCATAACATAGAGTGCACCAGGAATTGGTTTTTCATAAATGCACATGTCTAAATCGTAGAGATAATCTACTGGTTCTTTTTGCATCAAATCACTAAGAACATTAGGGTCGATAAGTGTCTGAGAAGAACCGATGAAACTACAGTTATGATTTATCAAACCGTTTGGAGTTGAATATTCTTTTCCTTCAACTTCTACGGGAGTAATAACTGTCTGTACATCGTTTAATTCTGTAATATTCTTTACAATACTTTTACCGAATTCCGTATTTTCAATTTCTTGACCGATAAACAAATCATTTGCTTCGACAAATCCTTTTTCTGTCTTTAACTTATGGTCAATGGAGCATTTTAATGTAGTGTTATCAAATTCGATAAGTACAGTTTTTGCGAGCTTTTTCTTAAAGCCCTGGAAAGTTTTAAATTCATCACCGCATAATATTTTCATAGTTTACCTTTTACAGTTGCTTCTATATTTATAAACCCGGATTTTTTAATCCGGGTTTTTGTTATTCGAATGAATTTATTAAGTTGCTTGTGTGGAATTTTTTGACTTTCGTAAACTTGTCGACATCTGCATGTTTTACTATTTCTACTTTCATGTTATGCGGCTCGATTTCTTCTGGATTTATGATTTTAATCATGTTCCATTCAGCGAGCAAGAAAGCTATTCGATTTCTTCGCTCGATGTCTTCCAATGAAACATTACCAAATCCATGATAACCGCTCTTGTCCGTACTGATAGTAAACAACTGTTTAAAATGCGCAAGATAATACGTTCCAAACTGTTCAAACAAGTGGCATGACTGATAGATAATCTTTTTCTTATAGTCAACTATTCCGATACGTGACAGTGTTTCTTCAATAATCCACTTATCAACCAGCAACTTGACTTCCAATAATTTATTTGTCGGTCTTGTCATTAGTATTCCTCTGGTTTCCAGTCAAAGTCTTTAAGTTCCTTGTCAAAAAATTTACCAGCCAGATAATCGGTATCAAGTTCATCACTGACTTCGCTAAGGAAAGAATCCATAAGAATATTCTTCACTTTCGTATATCTTACAAGATCTCTTTCAGTAAGCTTAGCGAATCCGTAATTACTGTAACCGCGTTCGTTATAAACATCTGCGATTTTTTGCTTGAGTTCCGTGATATTGATAAATTTTTTGTTGTAAATCAAATACTTGACATTGTTAATTTCACGTGCTGTCCATGTTTCGGGATTGCACTTTGTAACAGTATCTTCAATAGTATCTTCGGCTTGAACAGGCTTGATAACAGTACGTTTAACCAATTCATCCGTACTCTTATTTACCTGTCCATTAACATATTCCGAAAAACTGCTCATATCTTATTTATACGCTTTTTGGCAAGAAGAACTGTGGTACAAATGCAATCGGGAGCGTAACTTCTTCGCCGCAAATCGGGCAAACAAAGTCAGCATACGGATAAGCATTAAAGATATAAGGATTAAGGTCGTTTGTCAAATTACTGAAATCAACCGGGTCAAGATCCAGAATATAATGATATGCCTGCATCAAAGTCATAGACTTGCCATTAACTTCTTTAAAATATGCAGCGGTATCGAGAATATCCGGGAGAAGGTCTTCGACGATCTGCTCATTGGTCTTCAACTTATTGATTTCCGTTTCAGTAGAAACGGTCGGGAACGCAATTTTAACTTTATCCTTACCAACCATGAAATATTCCGGAAGGTCAGTGTCAAGATACTGGACATGCAAGTTTTCAAGTCGATAGTCAAAAGACATAATCGACTCGCAATGTTCACACTTGCCACGAAGCTTAAACGGAACATCGTTATATGTGTAAGAACGAAGATAGAAAATAAGCCAAAGCTTATCGCCGACAAGAATCTTGTTAATATCAATATTGAAAATACAAGATTTAAGAACACCGTTAATAATGCTCATGATATTCTTGTCATCAATACTTGCCAAATTCTTTACATTAAGAGTCGAAAGCTTTTTAATGTAAATATCATCCGGATAATATTTGCCTCGTGAAGGAAGCAATGTCTTATCCAATAATACAGCATTGTTCGGAATAGAATTCTGGAGCTGTGCCAAAACTTCACCGAGATTGCTGTTGTTCAAATTTGATAAATCTATTGGTTCTGATTTAGAAGCCATTTTTCACCTCATAATTAAATTAACATTATATTTATATATTAACCGAAGCCCAAAGCATTCATACCTTGCTGGTTAGTAATATCGTTACCTTCCGTTTTTGCAGAACTTGTATCAATCATACCGTGAGATACAGCATTAGTAACATTGATACCCTTACTACGTAACAAGTCACCAACTTTTCTAAGAGCGTCAAGCTGTGCTTGAGAATAACCCTGAGCATAAACATTTGTAAATGTCACATCGACAATATTACCAGCAGCATCAACAGCCTTTCTCGAACCAACCTTAGCCTTATCAACAGAGGACATCAACTGTGCGTTCGAGTTGCTTTCGTCATATTCATATAAGCCATACTTCTTAGCTTCTGCTTCCGAAATTTCCTTATAAATAACGTCCTTACCTCCGGACTTTTCGCCAGTAACTGTACGTGCATAGTATTTACCGTCAGAACCTTTTCTGATGTCAACAGCACCGGAAATTTCAATAGCAATAGCGCTACGAGTATCTTTACCTTGTGCAGCAGTAGAACCTAGTTCACGAACACGGTCCATATTAACCACAACATTACCGTTGTCATCGATATAAATTGCAGCACCGGTAGAAATACTGTCATGCGCGGCACTTCCAAGATTCTTCGTATAACCAGTACCAGAACCTGCCTGTCTATGCAATACGACAGTTACATCTCTTTCCTTAGTCTCACCCTCATTACTTTCATGGAATGCCCTAAAATCAGACTTATTACGCATACTGGTTCCGGTAATATCAAGAACAGACATTGTTGTACCGTCAGCGTATGTTGTCGTTTGAGCATTAAAGTCAACGCTTCCTTTCTTACCTCTATACGAACCGTCACCATTTTCTGTTGCACCAACAGGAGCCAAACTTCTTGCAGTACCAGTACCAGCACCAGAGTTATTTGTCGTTAAACGACCATTACCAGAAAGTGCTTTAATTGATGCATTAACAAAATTAGCACGATCTTGTACGCTCATCTTGTCAAGTTTATCAAAATTTATTTTTTCTTTATCGCCATTAACACCAAGAGTAGCAAACATGTTATCAGATATACTTTTATCAAGTTTATCTATTTTCTTTAATTCAGCATATATATATTCTACTTTTTCGGTATTAGACATATTACTATGCTTAATTTTGTCAATATTTGAAAAAGCGTCATATAATGCATCTTCCTTGGCAAGTTCTGTTCTAGCGTTGCTACCTTCCTTGGCAATATCATGCATAACCAACGTATATTCAGCTTTTGAAAGACCAATAAAATCTTTAATAAATTGTTCATCTTCAGATAATTCAATAAGACCTGACTTATTTTCAATTTTCCAAATATCTTTCTTTAAAGCATCAAGTTTTTGTGCTTCTTTAATAAAAGCTTCAACTTCTTTCAAATCTTCATCGGTAAATTCACCGGCCTTATATCTACCTTCAAGATCCTTCAACCAGTTGTCTTTACTAATATTGATTTCTAAGTCTTCATATAAAAGACTTGCTTTTTTCTGTAACTTTTCATTCAGCGCTATTGCTTCTTTTTGTTTCTTTTCAAGATATGCTAATTGTGCTTCGCCAGAAATAAAGTAATATGTACCGTTTTTATAGATTTTACCATCTTTATCTACGGCTTTTTTAGCATTTTGCATTTTAATAGTTCTAAGATTTTTCGCACGATTTTGAGCTGCTGCTAATTTCTTTCGCTGTGCGTCAAAATAGGCCTTGCGCTGCTGCATTGTAAGATATGCCTGATAACTTTCAAGTGCATGCTTACTCTTGGCATCGATAATATCCTTCAATTCATTCTGTTGCTTAGCGAATGTCAAGAGGTCATCTTCGAGAGTTTCAGGTTGTTCAATCGGCAATCTGTCAGATTCGATAATAGGAACATTGATATTGTTCAACTTGTATCTGACAACGAATTCGGCTTCAATTTCAGTTGGAGTACCATAAGCTGTATTTGATAGTTTAGGCACTGTCAATTTCTTGAGATTACATGCGTAAATATTCGTAACAATAGTTCCACGCATAGATGGGTCAAGCTCATCTATCTGGATTTTCAAAATTTCCGGTTCAAGATTATTCCATAGATTTGCAGTTCCAACCCTGTTATCTACGCAATGGAATAAAAATCCATTAAGAAAATAAGTAATACTCATCTGGTCTGTTTCCATGAAAACTATTTTCAATGTAGACTGACCGAAATCAAATGTAGGTATTACATACTGAGTATTACCGAATCTTTGTCTAGTTTCTGTACTTATATTCCAAACAGGCAACTCCACTGATTTTACGAAATAGGTCAAAGATTTAATTTCTTCGCCACTCTTATTGTAATAAAAAGTGACCTTAAAACGATATGCCAAATGCGGTTTAATCGTTTTATTGAAACTATATACGTTCAGTAATCCCATGCTATATTTATAATTGAAAAAAGGAACACCAAACGGTGTTCCCTTTAAATTTTCGGAATTAACCGATTATTTTACTAGTTCATATCCGTGTCTTTCAAGGAATGCCTTAGCTTCCAAGAATTTGTTTCCGTGTGAACGTTGCTTATCCTGTTTCTTTGCACATGCGGAGCAAATGCATTCTTTCTTATTGGTAAAATCACAGTCGTCCTTTCCAGTAATTACCTGACCACATTTCTTACACTTTCTGAATTTTCCCTTACCATTAACGGATTCAGCCTGCAACTCAGCTTCGTAGTCGAAGGTATCATCGGTTTGGAGTCTATCTTCCATGGTTGGTTCCTTACGAGTGAAGATATGCATCATATCGGTAATGAGAGCACCGAATTCATCTTCAATTTCTTCATAGGTGCTATAAACATTATCGGCAATGTACTGAATACATTCACCGGTGGTGCAAGGAGCGTCAAACTTCTTACAATGTTCAATATATTCCTTGACCTGACGGATAACTTCCGGTTCCAGATCAGCAGCAGATTCGATAATTCTTTTCATTTTTAACCTCTTTCTTATTTATATAAATATTCAGTTAAGCAAATTCGTGAGGTGATATGAAAATAGCCGGATTAGACCTTTCCGTGACATCCAGCGGCGTAGTTATAGAAGAAGTCGACGATAAGTTCGATATTATAGGTATTGAACGCCATGGGTTTACAACTGTCCAGAAAAATGCTATATTAAATGGTATCGAGTATTATAGCTATGACGACTACCGTAATACTTACCAGCGTTATGCCTATCTTCAGACAAAAATTCTGGAATGGTGTAAGGACTGCGAGTATATCAGTGTAGAAGCATACGCTATTTCGAAAGGACAGGGTGGTAGGGTCTTTGACCTTGCCGAATACGAAGGTTACATTAAACAGGAGCTTTTTAGACAAGGAAAGAAATTACGTTTTTATCCGCCTAACCAGAATAAGAAACTCTTTTCTGAATATGGAAATGCAGATAAAATTAGAATGAAGAACGCTTTAGTAGAGAAAAACGAGAAAAAGAGCTATGGCAATATTCTTCTAAATATTTCAGATTTACCTCCGGTTTTGGACGGTAAGAAAGGTAAGGCACCTACATCTGATATTATCGACGCATTTTCACTGGCAGAGAGTTTGAGGCTTGAATTAAAGCTAAAATTTGGGATAGAAAAGATAGACGACCAGCCAAAATTCATTAAAGAAGTGTTTTTAACGACTACTCAGGAACATCCTCTGGGATTATTGAATACAGATTTTATCTATAAATAATACAGAGGTTTTTATGAAACAGAATGAAGCACTTGAGATTTTGAAGAATAATGGTTATATTGTCGAAACCATGAATACTATCGGCGATTATGATGATGACATTGACGGTGACCGTTATGACGGAAGACCGCTTAAGGTTACTGTCGGCGGCGAATATGAAGGAACCGACTACGAAGATTGGATTGGTACCGTACGTGATGCTGTTTGGGATTGCTGCTGCGGCTACGATATTCCAGTTGAACAGTTCGACCAGTTTATGGAAGAACATACCGGTGACATCGAAGACGCTTGGATTGTCAAGAAATGGCCTAAGGAATTCGGTAGATCCCTATTCAGCAAGTATTTCGACGAATTTGATATTGCTGGTGAAGAACAAGAAGATTTTCAGCCGATTGAAGATGTAAAACCTGATAAGTTCCAACGTAACAAGAATAAATTTAACCGTAATTCTGGAAAGCGTTCACATCATAGCTTTGATGAATTTGATGATTAATAAGGAAAACTCTATGGTAAGTAAAATATTTTTAGATGTCGACGGCGTTCTTGCCGATTTTAGAGGACAGTGTGAACGATATAACTGTATCGAAGGTACAAAGGTCGATTGGAATGTCATTCACAGTGCTGGCCCTAAATTCTGGGAAGAAATAGAATGGACCGCGGAAGGAAAGCAGTGTCTCGATTATCTGAAAAAGCTTACTAAGGAATTGGAAATCGAACTGTATATCCTTACAGCCGTTCGTGCACAGGATGGCAAGGTCGGTCGTATGAACTGGCTTAAGAAAAATGTCGGTATTGACAAACACCACTTGTTAATTGTTAACGGCGGTAAGGAAAAAACTTATTATGCCGAACCTGACGCTTTACTAATCGACGACTACGAAAAGAACTGTGAGATGTTCAATGAAGCCGGAGGTCAAGTAATTCAGTTCAAATCATTCGACCAAATGAAAAATAAACTCGAAGACATGATTTAAAAAAGAAAGGAGATTTTAAAATCTCCTTTTTAATTTTATTAGGTTGACCAGTCCCAGCCTCTTCGCCATTCAAGATAATGCCAACCAGGATTGTCTTCTGTACTTCTGAAAGTATTCAAGTCAATATTACCCGTAGCAGTCCATGCACGGCACCAGTTCCAGTTATTCAGCTTGCCATCTTTATAAACCGTCTGACCGAAAACAACCGCACCTTTACATCCGTTTTTCTCGACCAGGAATGCAACATAGTAAGATTTATATGTCTTATTTTTATTTTCCGGTTCATTATCGATTTGCTTCATCTTCATTGTGAAACCGCCGAAACGTCTTTTTACACGACGCTTGATAGACTCAAGATCATACGATTCACCACGATTGAAATGGTAGAAACAATCTTCGATTTCTTCATAGAACTTATAATAAGGATCGTCCGGCTTTGCCTGTACAGGAGTATTTTCTACCAGATATTCATTTTCTTTAAGAATTTTAATTGCTTCGTTTAATTCCATACATTCTCCTTAAAGCGTCGGGGTGATACCCATCTTCTTATGAAGGTCAACGTTGATATTCTTACGCAAAAGGTTTGCGAGGTCAGGAGAATTCTTATCCAAAGTATCAAGAATTACAAGAACGTTCTTCCATGCCTTGGTTTTGGTGATTTCGGTATTGTCATATCCGAAACCTTCCCATTGAGTAACAATCTGTGTCTTAATCTTCTTGCTGAGGTCGTTAATGGCCTGAGCGTCAAGTTGGTCCTGGTCGATAGAATATTCAACCTGGATATTCTTCGGAAGAACGTCTACGGAAACAGGTTCAGCAGCCTGGGCTTTTCCAAACAAGCTACTGGCTACGATTGCTGCGGCTCCAAGAGTACGTCCGACTTTTCCTTCAATCATTACGGATTCCATCATCTTGC